TTACCTCATTGATTCTCTGTAAATAGCTTCAACCTCCTTATTCTGGGTCTGCATATAGATCATTGTTGTATCAAGTTTTGCGTGACCAAGCATCGTCTGGACATATCTAGGATTAACATTTCTCTGCAAAGCCCTAGTTCCGAATCCGTGCCTAAATGAATGAGCTGTTATCTTCCTATCAATTCCTGCATTTTTTCGGGTTTTGGCAATCATCTTTTGAATCTGACACTTACAAGCTCTACCTCCTGGGCCGAGCAAAGGAATAAATAATGCATTAGATCTATTTCCACTCCTAAAAATTATCTTTTCTCGAACCAATATCCATTGTTGCAATAATGCATTTGTATGGTCCTGCCAATAAATCTCCCTAAAATGATTATTTCTCTTATAAGTTTTGACTACTCCTTTATAATTGGTTAGATCTACATCGCCCATATCAAGTGACATTAATTCACCTATTCTAACACCAGTATCATACAAAAGACTAATAGCTAGCTTACACCTCAACTGCTCTGGATAATAATCATCTAAAATACTCACCATTTTTTTAAATTCTTGTTCAGTAACTGGCGGATAACTTTGTTTGTCTAAGTCTTTTGGCAAAACTATAAAACTTTCATCTCTTAATACATATCCCTTATTAAAAAGAAATCTCCAAGTGGCCCTAAGTGAACCCAAATAATGAAATAGGGTTCCCTGCCTTACTTTTTTAACTTCTTTTAAATATAGCGAATAACTAACATAGTCCTTGTCATTAAATCCAAGAATATTTTTATTGGTTCCATCTAACCAGTTAAATAATGGATTTAAAGCCCACTTGTATGAATCAACAGTTGCTGGCTTGTGTGCAATAGATAACCAATCCAAAAAATCCTTAAAAACTTGCTCATTTGAAATCCTTTCTGTAATTGGCGACAAAGAGCTGATTTGATCATCTAAAACTTCTTTTTTCATTTTTTTAAAGCAAAAAGACCCGCTGGAAGCTCGCAAAGAATTCGCCGAGTCTAATCGGACGAACTCCCGCCAAGACTAATCAACGGGTCCAAATTTATTATATTATAAATACAAACAAACTGAAAGAGAAAACAAATTCAACTAGCATGAGATATTTTTCCATATCGACATTTGTAGTTGTTAGACTCAAACCTATCGCTTGATAGGTTGACCCGTAAAGGGCAACTACTATGACGGTTATTCAGTTGTTGCTTTGAAAATATACTACCTACTCATTTTTGTCAAATATTTTATCTCTACCTCTGGAGTATTAGTCTGCCTTAGGCTCTTTGCAGTCTTCTAAAATAGTTACTTTAATTTTACAGATTTTCTTTTTTTTCATGTTCTCATATTCATAAATATTTCTTGCCCCTTTTTCTGTTTCAAAAGACATAAATACACCAAACTCATCACTTAGTCCCTCCTTCGGCAAGATAGCATAAACAATATACTCAACCTTTAGTTGCCTTTCCATTACTTTTTTAATTATTGACTTTTTATTTTTTTCACTAAAAAACTACTATTTTACTAAATCATAATCAATTAAAAAGTAAAATACAAGCAAGACATACCCAGTAGAAAAGCTTATTTATTATTTTAAAAGATTAAGAAAATATATGAATAGTTTGTCAAAATTGACAGCGATTTTAGGGGGGTATAGAATTGCCCTATGATAGCAATATAAGTGGTCGACTGCCAAACTTATAAAGTTATCATGATAACGAAAAAAGAAAGGTTGCACCCTTTCTTAATTACTAAGCATGAATATTGTCTCATTTTAATTTTATTTTTGCAAGTTAAAATGTGGATAAATTCTTTAATAAAAAAATGAAATACTTATATTTAGTAAGTTATGATCTAAATAAAATAGGTCAAAACTATGCTTTACTTTATGGAGAATTAAAAAAAACTGGAACATATAATCATATTCTTGATTCAACATGGCTAGTGTCCAGCGATGAAGATGTAAAAACTTTTACTCAAAGACTCTATATTAATGGAAAATTAGATGGTAATGACCATGTTTTAGTCTTTGATATTACGAATAGTTTATGGTGGGGATATTTAAATAAGGCCGACATTGATTGGGTATCGAAATATTTATAGAAAATAGAGGATTTTTCCTCTTTTTTTTATGAATATAATTATTTAATTAAAGAAACCGAGCAATCTGCGTTGTTACACTCATAATAAAAGCTAATTTCTTCAATATTTCCCTCTCGTGCAGTAGATGAAAAAGCTAGTATAAAATCAATATTCCCTTTATTTAAGAAATTAAGCCAATCTCCAGAAATAACTTCATCTGTTTTGTCTAGATATGATTCTTTATACTTAACGTCTGACAAATTAAAGAGTATCTCTGTATATTTTTCAGAAGAAGGGACTTCAAGACTTTTTTCAGCAATCAAGTGTCCGCCAATTTCTTTATGTCCACCATTTAATTGCCCTCCAATTTTTAAGTATATATCATCATTTTTTGTTAGTTTTTTTCCGTTGTCTACTGAAGCCCTAACATAAACATACCCCTGCTTTAAGCTCCCATTTATTTTTATTTTTTCCCTTATATCAGTGACTGGTAGTCCATTTTTTGTGGTGTTTTTGAAATTTGAAACGATTTCTATTTTTTTTAATGAATTTTTATATTCATATGGAGATATGCTTTTTTTAATATCGATCACATCATTTTTGATTTGATCAACATTATTTATTGTTTCTTTTTTGTTTAAATTTTCTAACAACAAATCAGCTCCAATGTATCCACCTATTAAGAGTACTACTAAAAAAATACCAAACCAAATTTGTTTTAATGTTATTTCTTCTGCCATATGCATATATTGCTAAATTTATTAGACTCCATTATATGATTCCCATAAAATAAGTTCTGTATGTACAATAAAATAGGTAATAAGAATGAATATAAAAGTAAGTGTATAATATTAATTCTATTATAAAATTTTTTAACTTTTAAGTTTAAATTTTTATTACTTATGCTTATAACGAATCCGATAATAGGTATTGATGGTGCAAGTTTAAATATCTCTGAGATTGGTTCTTTCAAGCTAAAATTATATCCAGTGGACTTAGCAAAATTATCGATGCAAATAAAAAGAGTATTATCTAAAACATCTTTAAGGGCATAGTAATTAATGATCATAAGAAGCAACACCCAAACAGTTAACACCCATTTCATTTTTTCTAAAATGCTACTAGTTTTTAACATGATTACTTTAAATAGTCAATATTTTTGATTAGGGCAATCTTACCTCTATTTTTAAATTATGGCAATCAAAAAAGGAGTTTTGACTCCTTTTTTGTTATATAAATTATTGTATTGTATTCTTATATCCACTAAACAATCCCACCGAGGAAAGACCTATGATGATTCCCAGAAGAATCAAATACCAAAGGTTTAACTCGATAAACTCTGGTAATCCTGCCCCTCTGGCGCAAAAGCTCAAACAAATTCCAATCACTAGAGCAATTAACGGAAACCAACTGCTTGATAGACTTGGAAATGATGTCTTTATTACCTGAATTAATCCAATGGTTAGTGCTACTATTACAGCAAAACTTATTTCTATAATCATATTCTTATTAATTAAAAATTTCGTTTAATTTCGACCTTGTCATTACTCCAACATACCCCGTTTGAGGGATTAGGTATTGTTTTTGAAATGCTATTACAGCTGCTTTTGTTGCTCCATAGAATCCACCGGTATTGTTAGCTTTGAATAAACCTAGATATTTTAAACATTCCTGGAGCTTTACAACTTCGGAATTACTAAACATTCCGTAACTTAAATCATTATTAAAAATATATTTTGGGCTTGTTGGCTGCTCAAAGGTTTGGTTCTTTCTTGAAAGAAAATAACCAGCAAAAGTAATCTTGTTTTTCTTGAACCAATCTTCAGTAATAACCCTAACGGCAAAATCACCTACTTTATTATGCGAGCTATCTTCAATAGTTAATGCTATCTTTCCTTGATAAAGCATTCCGTTAGTAACACAAACTCCATGTCCTAGGCTTCCCCCCTCTGCTATGGCTGGTGCAGTTTTATGTCCCCACCATTCATTTTCATTAAACTTAGTGCCAATCAGAACTGGCTTGCCATTATTTTGCTCGATGAATTTTGCTATTACTTCAATATCTAAAGTTTTAAATTGAACAAAGCCACCAGCTCTATAGATTAATCCCTCCTTAAGATTATCCCCTGTCATTCCAGAGACATCATTCATTTGGTTCTCGCTTAATCCATCAGAGGGTAAATTCTTCTCTAGACAAGAACCGATATTTGTTCCTAATCCCATAGCATCCGTGTACCACATACCTCCAGCAGGTTTATTCTTTCTAAAGCCATAAATAGGCCTTCTTGATAAGTCCACAAATTCCCCTGTTTCAAGAAAATTCTCAATTCCCAAAGCCTTTGCAGTTGCATTGGCTACACAAGAATAATTACCATTTTGATAGAACTCTGGATATTTTCGCCATTCATTTTCTGGTTTTTCTTTTAGCTCAACACCCACTGATGCCTGGGCAAATTCTTCATGCGCCCAGTCTAGCTGTTTTTCCTCTTCAGTGCGTGGATCTTCAACATACCCTGTAAATTTTTCCATGTTATTTTTTTAATACAATCATTAAGTTAATTAGCGCTGTAACCAACCCCCCGATCGATGCTGTTGCAATAATCCAAAAAAATCTTTTAAGCCAAGCAACATCAGTTTCCATGTGAGCTAAGTGATTGGTTTCAATACGAGTAATACTTTTAGTAACTTCGTCGTATTTATCTTCAAGATTGTCCAATCTTTTGTCTTGGATTTCGTTGCAATACTCTTCTTGGGTTTTCTTAATCATTTTAATTATTTATTGTTTATTTATTTCGACTTTCTATAGTCTTAAATTATCCATTACGATTAAAATTGTTGTAGTATTAATCGCTACTCCACACAAAATTGAATATGTTCCAGCCGATGTTGATATTGCTCCACCACTATCGACATAATATTTCTTTCCGGGGCTTAATCCACTAAATCCGCTTAGCAATCCGCTGTTTTTGATATTACCAGAACTTCCTGAGCTAATATTATCAACAATAAATCCCAAAAAACTATTTCTATCAGGATCAGTGTCTTTTGATAAATATACATTTCCGATAGTTGATGGCAAATAGGTAGTACTATCATACCCGTAAATATAAATATACTGTTCATTACTTGCTTCGTTGTACCAAGTTGAACCAGCATTATCGGTATAAATTAAGTTTCCATTACTTATAGAGTCGGACATGTAAAACCCTAATGAAACATAATTTGATACATCTCCACCAGAGCAATACAAATAAACAGCGTATTTTGTTCCAACTGTTACATTTAATGGCGTTGGAAAAATAAATTCCAAGGACGTTGGAGATCCACTTAATAATGTAGAAGTAGGAATGTTAACACTTGTTAATGCCGAACCAGTAGGAAAACCTGAGCCGTTAGTAGCATATACACTTGCAGTTATACTAGATGGAGGAGTGCCTTGTTTCATACAGGCCATAAAAACTACTTTAGTTAACCTATTCATTCCAGTCGGAATAGTAAAGGATTGTCCTTGCCAAGTGTTTCCTTGAACCATTTTTGAATAAACAAGACTACCTCCTGACCAAATTTTAGCGGTACCGATTAGGCTTGAACCATCATACATAAAAACTGGTTTTGGAGTTGTTGATCCGTTAATAGCTTCTCCTATTATTAAGTTTTTAATATAATTATTAGATCCAAATGGACTTAATAATTGAAAATTTGTGCCATCATACATCACTGTCACTAATTGACCACTTTCAATGTCTCCTATTTCTAAATTTTGGTTATAATTTTTTTTAATTGCCTTTGCTCCTAACCCATTAACGTTTAAAGTAGCAGAACTAGTATTGCTAAAATTAGCTTTAAATCTAAAAACATCACCCGTAATTAATGTGGCTGGCACTGGACTAACTGTTAACACATATGCATTAGCGCTTCCTGTTGTTACGGCGTAAAGTCCAGCAACTTTAATAGTTGCGTTAAATTCCGCTACAGATAGAGCACTACCTGATGTTTTCTCGAATGGCATTTTTTATTTTAATTAATATTATATTGGCAACTAACAAATAAACTTTGGGCTGTTGTCTTTGCCCATCCTCCTGTCGCTATATAGCTAAATAACTTACCAGAATTAGCAGTTGCGGTTCCATCGATGAAGTTTCCAAATTCGGTAAATGTTCCACTGCAATCTGCAGCTGCGAAAAAGAAATCAATGTATGCAATGTTATTATCATTTGATTGGCTCGCTGGAACCTTTCTAAAAACTTCATTCCCTAACTGCGTGCTTGAATTACTCGGGCTTGGACTTGCTACCGTTCCTAATGCTCCATAGTTTATAATTGGAGCGGTGACTCGGCCATTAGTTAAACTTTTTGCTATTTCTGCCCTACCAACTGTCGTAATAATATTGTGAGCTTTGTTGACTTTAAGAACTGCTCCCGAGTTGACTAAATTTCTTAAAATATTTTTATCGTTTGTTTCTATATATTTTCTCAATAAATCGATTTCCTTACTTTTTTCTTCTACCCAAGATGCAAGTTGAAAAGTTTTGATATTAACAAAATCAACTAATTTAAGTTCGCATAATAAATTTTGAAATATTTTTTTTATCATATTTAATAAACTTTTAAACTTACATCTAATAATCCTTGTCGTTTAGTATCTGTAATGCCAGTCGGAGAATATGGTCCTAATACCCAGATCGGCTCTACTCCTGCCCCCAAAGGATCTCTTTGAACATTTTCTCCTACTACAATCGGAGTACTATCCAAAAAGGGACTAACCGCTGTTATTAATTCACCGATTGAAATATCAGTTATGTCTGTATAAATCGTTTCCGCTATTTCGCTATCATTAAGTGATGGGTTAATTGGAGCAATTAGTTTCTGAAGTAGATCAATTAAGTTGTATTTACTGGCAGTTATGATTTCAACTAAATATACGAAAGTATTTTCCGTCCTTGGCTTAAAACTTATTTTTCTAATGATGTACGAATTGTTAGAATTCCTTTTTGTGCTACTCAAACCAATGATCATTCCTGTGTGAAGTCCTGCTGTGTAAGTTTCAAATGTCGCCTCATTATTAGCATCCTTGAAAGCCATTAATTCAGCCTTGGCACGGTTTCTAGCGGTCGTCATATCAATAATGTTACTATCATTGATTATCTTCTCCTTAACGCCATATTGAGCGATTGCACCGGCATTTTTAATGATGGATTTAATCGGAATTTTAGGATTTCCAGAGAAATAGACCTTATCTCCATTGGCTAAAGTAGAAGGAAACCTAATCGTGCTTTCTTGGTAATTATAAAGACAATCTTTTGTTGTCGGGTCGTCTAAATAATCAACACCAACCGTCTTAATTACATTATTGACTTTGACTACCAAGTTACTAAATTTATAAGGCAAACTGACTGTTTTTGTATCTACTCCATAGATTGTTATTATGTCTGCATAAGTAGTACCATCCCCCTCACCTCCTCTCACTTTCACCTGATTAACTATCTGAGTACCATCTATTTTTCTTTTTAGAGTTTCAACAATATAGTTTCCGCTTGTGTCTGTTAAATTAAACGGAGCCATATTTGTAAGCTTTGGAAAGAAATGCAAATCTTTGTCTTCATCGATATACCATTCATATTTCACAACCTCGGCTAATTGTTTTAAAACATCAGTAAAATACACTTCGTTAAAGACTATCTTTCCCATTGTAAAAGTTCCGATGACATTATTTGCAGTGAAACCAGCTGGAGCATAAACAGAATATAAGTCAGCTATTACTTGAGCTATTGTTTTATTTTCAAAACTTTTACTGACAAGTATTCCCGATAATTTACTACTATAATCGTTGCATTGAATTGAATATTCTATTCCTTCCCCATTGCTAACCGACTCCTCATCAAAACTAGCAATATATCCGCCAAAAATCTTTGTTGTCCCGTCATAAATAATCACCTCATCACCGATGGTCGGTACATAAGTCCTTGTCCCGTATTTTTTATAAATGAATGTTGCAGAATTAACCTCGCTAGTTAAAACCTGCTCTACATTTAAAGAGTTTTTATTAATTTGACTCGTACGATCTATTGTATTGATTAAAACTGCTATCATATTCGATAATTAAGTCTCAACTTATTCATAATCACGTTACTTACTTCGTCGGCTATATTTTTTAAATCTATTTTGTTACTAATATTATTACCCGAGATATTAACAGTAATGTTTGTGCTTCCTTGTCCATTAAATCTACTCAAAGGAATAACCGCCTCGGGTCCAGCTTCACCGATCATGGCAATAGTTGGACTGGTTACAATTCCACCTTGGGCAAGATATGGTATTTGAGGTATCTGCGGAAACCCAACATCAAAACCGCCAAAGAATTTACCTGGCCAATATTCAACTTTTGGAACTGATATTTTAATACTATTAATACCGCTCACCATTCCGTTAATGGCCGTTATAATTCCATTAATTGTTGATTTTATATTATTAGCGATTCCGTCCCAAATATTTTTTAGGAAAGTACTGACGCTCGTGAATACGCCAATTGTCGTATTTTTTATATTATTATAAGCGGTTGATAGCGTTTTAGTAATTCCTCCCCAAATTTCGTTGGCTTTTTGACCAACCATTGTCCAGTTTTGCACTAACCACACGATTCCTGCTACTATCCCACCAATAATTGCTCCGCCAATTAACCACGGAGCCAATGCAATTGCCGATGCTAAAAATGCTGGAATTACAGTTGTGATTAGTGCAACTCCTAGCGAAATAAATGCCGGGGTTAGCCCTCCAACGATAGCACCTGCAACAGTATATATAATAGCTTGATGTTCCTTTAGCCAATTAACTACTTGTTCTGTTTTTTCAATCCAAACTGGCAAAACGTTTACTACAAAGTCATTAGCATTTTTAACGAATTCAATAAGCGTTGGCAAAAACTTATCTCCTAATGTTTCCATTAAGTTACTAATTTGAACTTTTAAAACCTCCATTTGTCCATTAAATGTATTGCCGAACTCTTGGGCACTTCCTGACACTTTTTTTTGTAATTCATTTAATGCCTCAAGCGGTGTTTTTGTTTCGTCTATCTCAATGCCGTATTGTTTAAGTAGCTTTGCATTCCCAGACAATACCAGTGAAACCATTTTACTAGCTGAACTTAAATCAATATTTTTAGCTCGAGATAAATCCATTGCAATAGCATTAAGTTTTATTGCTTGTGTTAAATCTCCAGTTCTTTGAAATAATTGCGTAATACTAATTGCTGCGTCTTCATCATCAAATCCTAATTTAACTGTTGCGGAAGAAGCTTCTAATATTTTATTCTTTGTTTCGTCAAAATTTCCTCCCATTGTCTTAATAATTGCATCAACCTTTGACATTGCTTCTTGAGCATCAGCGGCCGCTTTTACCGCAACCCCAATTCCAGCGACTCCAGCAGCTCCAATTCCAAGCAATGCAACACCAAAAGCCTTACCAGCATTTGAAGCAGGTTCAATATTTTTTTCAAAATTTTTAAAATTACCAGAAATTTCATTCATTTTTTGAGTTGCCTCATCCCGAAGTTGAATTAATATTTCTAGTGTCGTTGGTGATGCCATATCTTGACAATATATCGATTTATTATTATTATAGTTTTATAAATTTAATTTTATTTCTATGGAAGAAAAATTGTATGAAAAACATGTGAAAATGTTCGGACACCATGTCGAAGTTTTTCCTAGCAAGATCGTTTATTTAACAGGTATTGCATACATGAAAAAAGAAAAAATCATACCGGTTAATCAAATATCTTCTATTGAGGTTAATGGCTTTAGTTCAAATGTTCATATAAGAACAACTAATGGCAAAGAAATAGACATACCATCTTTTAGTATAAAAGACAGAGATACTTTAAAAGATACTATACTTTCCTTACTCTAATTCTAAGAGCCTTCATTGGCTCTTTTTTGTTGATCTGCCTCTGCATTAAACATCATTATTAAATTATCAATGAATGGTGCTGGCGAATTTTGATATTCCTCCCAGGTGTATTTCATTTCCCTGCAAAGCAATGCAGTCCGCATTTCTTCCGTTAGGTCTGTGGAAAATCCAGCGAAATAGTTTTGCCAGTTATAAGCTATTTCGCTTGAGTAAAAATTTCGCCTGTTATTTTATTAACCTCTGAAACGATAAAATCGTACTCGTCAGTTTTTCCATCCATTAACTCCTCCAAAAACTCTTGCTTGCCATCATAAGAAACAATGACCGATCTAATCGCTTGTTGCTCGTATTGAATTATTGACGATGCATTCAAGCTTTGCTCTCCTCCATTAATTTTTAGATCCTTATAAATAACATTTCTTAACTCATTTCTTTCCCGAACAGTAATAAAGCTTTTCAAAATAAGGTCTTTACCGCTTGGTGTTTTGATTGTTTTCGTTTCTCTCTCCATAAATTATTTACTTATTAATTAATATGATGCTTGTAGATTAGTAACCAATGCACTAATCATTTTTGCATCAGCAACATCATAAAATGCTTTAAATTTAACTGATTGAGTAACAACCCCGTTTAGGCCTCTTGAGGTTGCAATAGGCTCGAATAAAACATTATTCAAATCAATTCTTACCTCTGGATTAGCTGCACTTCCAATTGTTACATCGTTATTAATTAGATCGATTCTCATTGCTTTTTTGGTTAGCCCCAATGCAACTGTTTTGAAGTCTGTTTCATTCTGATAAACAGCCTCAACAGTTCCTTCTATTGAAATCTGCTTACTTAAAAAGTCGGTTGGTTCAGCGCTATTTAGCGATTCATCCACTTCCAATCCATCATCAATTTTTATGTTTAATTTTTTAATTGTCATTGCAGAGGCTGCTGTCAATCCAGCGGCTGTCGCTGCTAATTTAAAAACTACATGTTTACTTGTGAACTTATTTTCAACTGATTGAACTGGTGTCAATCCTGCTGGTATAACAACTCCTGCTTTAGCCTTTATCGTTGCCGTTGCCTCTACAAACTTATTAAGCTCATAGTTAAACTCTAATGAAGCAATAGAACCAAGGGAAAACTTGTAATCAGCACCAGCTGGATCGTCTATAAAAAATGTCAAAGCTTGATGTTGAAGATTTTGAACCACTGTAAAGGTGTGGTCCTTAACCAAAGTTTCGCCCGAATGAGAAGCTGAAGATACTGCCCCCAATAGCGCATATAAGAAAAGGCCTATTGTTTTATCGTAGACAGGCATTTTAATACTGCCTTCTGCCCATCCTGATACTTTTACTTGACCAAGAGAATCTTCAACGATTCCAAATGCTTGATCTATATCAATCCTTTTTTGTTTTTCATCAAAATTTAAATCAGAAAAAGGAATCCAAAATGTTGGTGCTGCTTCAGGGGTACCCCTAACCGTTTCTTTGGCCACCCCATATGATGTTTGTCTGCCTATAATTTTTACCATTTTTTTGATTAATTATTTTCTATTAATTTTCTAGTTTTCTTCCAAATAGTCTCTGCCTCTTCTCTAGTCTCTGCTTTGACTGATTGAGGTTCGTATTTCGCACTGCCAGAAAAGTGAAATACCTCTTTTGTTTTTACTTCTTCTGTTTCCATTGACTTATTCTGTGATTTTCCTATCATATTGCGTAACTTGCTTTAGCTTTAATTATTATTGAAAAAACTATTAACGATTTTCCTTTTATTGTTATTGGTTCGGGATTAGATGCCGACGGTTCGACTCCTCCATCTGCCTCTCCTCCAAAAGTTATATCGTCGTCAAATTTATTTAGAATATTTTCCACTAAATCCTCGACTTCTGTTTCCGACTCAACATCTTCCGCTTTAACAACTACCACTAAAGCAAAAGTATAGGTTCGAAGATTATCAGAATTCGTCAATGCTTCAGATGTTATCGAAGGACTAGTCACTACTACTGCAGGATATGCTCCAAAATCTCTATCAAAAGGAGTGCTTTGTTTCAAATCATCAACTTGAACCTCTCCGATTATTCCCAACGCTTTAATCTCTTCAAGATAAGTCTTTATTTTGTTTTTAATTGTCGTTGCCTTGCTCATTATTTTGATTGATTAGATATTTCTTCAGTTATTTTTCCTAATGCATTTTTAAATACTTCGTTTATATCGGGTTGCGATTTGTCCAATATCCTTTGCATAAATGGGTTACGAGCATTCACATAAACTCCGTAGTTTCTCGTAGGAAACCACTTCGTCCATAATTTTCCAATTTCCCATCCAAATGTCTGACAAAGCATTCCAGTCCTCCACGGAACATTTTCTTTTGTTGTGTTTTTGTTTAATATTGCTCCCGTTGCGTTAACTGCTTTTTGCAATATCGGCTCAGAAATATTTGGGTAATCTTTAAGCGCTCCTTGAATTTTCTTTAATCCTTTAATTTCTACATCCATACTAATTAAATGAAGGTGGTTTTTTATATCGAGCAATCGTCCGTTTATCTTCCTCCTCGAGCGAATCTTTCCAAGAGACACTATCACCTTGGGCACCTTCGCTAGATTTCCCCCAACTCTCTCGCTTCTTAAATATTTTAATAACCAGTCTTTCGCATAAGTCAGTTAGATCAGACGGCAAGGTGTGTTTTGTTATGTCTGTTGGAGCGGTAAAATCAATCTTGTAACCTGCAGTATAGGTCGCCCGAATCACATTTATTCCTACTGGCATTGTGCCTAAAATAGCCACTATGCCCGACTTCCCTTCTCCTTCTAGTTCATACTCATCTCGTAGGTATTCTATCCAGCTAGGTACCGAATAAGAGCCTGCTCGATACTCTATTTTTGTTAGACCGCTAACGGGAAATTGATTAAGCATTAAAAATCTTCTTGGTTTGTAAATAGAATATTTTTCAATATAAGTTGCTTCTTTAAAACTTCTTCCAGTCGCCCCTTCTATAAAATCAGAAACTGAATTAATAAGTCTTTCAAGTAAAGTATCAAAAGAAGTGCCAGAAGTTTTCATTACTATCCTAGCTTTTACTCTCTCAATAGTTGTAAGTGAATTTGATTTTGCTTCTGATGCCATAATTTTGTAATTTTAATTCCCCTATTTGAGCCCTTTATTTGGGGAAAATGATGTTTTATACTGTCGGAGTTAATTTTTTGGCCGACTGGCTCCATCATGGGGAGACCGGAAGATTGGGTTAACCTTCCGCTCAAACCCTCTAAGACGATAGAGGGCTTTGGCCGAAGCTTAACGATTAAGCTGGGGCTTTACTGTTTGCTACTGGCTCTTGAATAGCGTCACCCAAAAGGATAGTTGCTGAAACTAATGCTTTTGGAGTACTTCCACCAGTAATAGCAGGAGTAACGACTGCTCTTAAAAATCTTTTGCGATTAAGTCCAAGTCCTTCGATTGGGATTTGTGCTGATTTGTTATCTGCAACTATTTGAGTAATAGTCGCACCAGTCACATCAACCCAACCAGTTGAACCATTGTCAGATTCCTGAACTTTTCCATCAACTGTGTATGAACTTGGTGATCCAGTTACTGCACCGTTTTCAATAGTCACCATTGCACTGTTAAAACCAATGGTATCAATAGCTACTCCTTCAACTACAGAACTTGCGTTGACTGGTCTGATTGAAATTTTTGATAAAATTGCTAAAAAAACATTTTTCATAATAAACTAAGATTATTTTGATTATTCTTTCTCGTCTTCATCCTCTAAGTCGTCGACGTCTCCATCTTCGTCATCGTCGTCTTCTTCATCCTCTGCCTTTTTGGCAATGAACTCTTTATAGACTTCTGCCAAATTGTCTCTACTGGCATTACCTTTAAATTCAGCGCCAAGCTTTGTCAGTTCGGCGACAATGGCTTTTTTCTCTGCTGTTTCGATATCGAATGGCTTGTCTTCTTTCTCTTTTTTACCCACCAAGGACAGATATTCTTCTCCAATATTCGCTGCTTCCTTTGGATCTAAGTCAATAATCTTATCCTTTTCCACTCTTTCACCTAAAAAAATTGGTTTTAAAACTTTGTATTTCATTTTTTTATAATCCACTTGGGGTTTCCCCCAAGAGGATAATTAAATTACTTAAGATGCTGTCTTAATTGCTACAAAAGCATTAGGTAATGCATTGACCAAAGAGTGTTCGTTGTTTATCACAATTGCATTTTGATTAGATCTAGCGATTTCCTTATCTCCGAAGTTTCCAGAGGTAAATATATTACTTTCCATTTCCCCCTTATCTCCATATGCAAAAGCCTTCATGTTTCCAAGAACTGCAAATTTCTTAGAAGCACCAGAATCTGTCATTCCTGGTAAATGTTTACAAGTAAACACTGGCAATCCAGCCATTTCTCCTACTGGCTTGACTCCTCCCCCAAGAGGATAGTTAGCTAATAGTGGAGATGAAGGCGCTCCTGCATTAGCGAGGTAATACATTCCAGTACCAGAATCTTTCTGAATTCTCCATTCTGCCCAAACACTTCTGTGTACATACCAAGCGGCACCGTCAAGAATTGACTCATCTAAACATGCAGACACTCTTGATGCATCCTCAATTACATGGAATTTATCAAAAGCATTTTTTCCAGTACTTAGAGTTTTTGGAGCAACATTGTCGTCATTCAAAATTCCAACAAAAGGATTTCCACTGCCAGTAAATGCTTGATAGTCAATCATGTTGGCCAATGATTCACCAGCTAAGGCTAATAGCCATTCTGCAAGATTAACACTAGCTTCCTTCAATAAATTCTTATTGAGTACAAATGTCAGCTGCCATAATTTACTTAGTAGTTTTGCCTCACCAAATTTGAATCCAGTAACACCACCTTCTTTGTCTATGCCGACATATTCACCAAGCAATGAGCTACCTAGATAGTTTGGAATACCTAACTCGTTAGTACCCTTCATATTCCATTTCGTAGCCTGACTTAATACTAATCCGACAGATGCTGCAATTCTTAAAATTGCATCAGCTGTTCTTGGCGGAATCAATATTCCTCCCCTAGTTCCAATCTCTGGAATAAACGCTTCTTCAGCTTTTTCTTTACTTTCAAAGCTCTTAATTACGCATCGAGCAAAATCTTTCTTTTCCTCATTACTTAATCCAGTGCGGTCAAATCCGTACATCTCTTTTTCTGCTCTCATTGCTTTTACGGCATTGGAAACCTGAATGGCAACCATTGGTCCAACGATACCAGGCAACTGTTTAATAAAAGCCTCATCAACCACACCTTTTAATTGAGACTGCATTTTTTCTAAAAATTCTTTCTCGTCCATAATTTTATTTATTTTTATTTATTATTTTATTTATCTCTCCTAGCTTATCTCCCACACTCGTACTCACATCCTGCAAAGCTTTTTTAGCTGTTAAAAACCCATTCATTAACAGCTTTTCATCTAACTCTACAGCTCCCGACCTTTCAGAAGGCTTCTCAACCCCCTTCTCACTTTCAACTTCCGTTGATTGTAATAAATCTTTTAATGCACCAACCACATCAGTCATTTGTTTAACCACTGATTCGATTGATTTTTTATTTTTATCTGACAATACTCTGCCAGATTTCATCCCCTTACCTTCATCGGCTGGTGGCTCATCCCCATTCGGTTCATTCCCAGTATTATCACCCCCTGCAATTTCCAAAATCTTTTTGCTTGCTTCAATAACGGCATTATCAATAATACTTTGAAGTGCTGTCATTTCTGCTCCGATTTGTGTCTGAATGTTATCGTCATCCTTTTCTCTGAACGATTTGAAAATTCTTTCAAGTGTTTCTACCTTACTTGCTTCAAATATTTTGCCTTCCTTCGCCGCGTCTCCGCTTGCTATTTTTTGAAGTAATCCGATTGTCTCATTCAATAAATCATTAAAGTTTTCAACTGGCGTATCGTCTGCAAAATAAACCTCATAAAGAGCGGACATGACGGCATCAACTTTTTCAAAATTTTCCCACTTCTTTTTTCTTTGATCTCTTTCATCAAGAGCGTCTCCTACATCTTCTTTTTCCTCGAATTCAAATCCTTTTGTTTTCATAAGTTCAGCATCTAGTCCGAGCTCTTTTGCTTTATCAAAAGATAATCTTCTTGCCCCTGCGTTGGCAGGAACACTCACAAAAGACCATTCCAATAGCTCTGATTCAACAATCCTATTGCCTTCCATTTTCTTTGCAATAAATCCAATCGATGCAGTGTTTAGCATTCCTAGGTCGTATAATCTTCTGCATTGTTGTGCAAAAGGATTGGCTGACTCTGGTGCAAACTTACCTTCTGCGATTGTTTTATTTCCCTCTTTGTAAATCTTGTCAGTTAGTCCAATTGGTAATGCTTTGTAATCGTGGCCATATAAAACAATTGAGTTCTGCTCATAAAATGAAGTATCTAGTCCTTTCTGATCTACAATTTCCCCTTGTCTATCTTCGTCGTCGGTAGAAATTATAATTTTAAATCTCCCACAGTCATCCTCACTTGCATCCTTAACTTGACTAACGAAATTTTTGTAATCTTCGCCCTCAAATACTTTTACTAACTTCTCTCTTAATTCTTCGTTAAGTTTTTTTAATAAAGTGTCCATTTTGTTATTTTTTAATCTATTGATATTTCTTCTGGTCTGGCATAACACCTACAGCCAGGATGCAATGGTGGACTGCCGACATCTGAATAGTCCAACGCAAGCTTTGCTCCATTACCACCCTCAATCTCATCTCCCTTATTAAAAAAGTTTTCCTCAATATCTATTACCTTGCCATGCATCTCGCTACAGAACTCGCAAACCATATCGTCGGCCGCAGTAAACCATTTTATGGTCTTAACCACCCCCGACTGCTTCCAAGCCTCCTTATTGGCCGAATTAGCAGCTCTAAATGTTTCGGTCTTGGCTACTTGTAAAGCCCTGACATTATCGCTGTAGTCATAAATTTCTTTGACTAGATTTTTCATTTGTCTTAAATCAAGACCGTCGGTATATCCTTGGGTTAGTTTTTCAACCAATAACTTTTTAGTTGTCTTATTGTATGATTCGCTCATCAATGAGACACCTTGATTGATTGCTTTTTCTATTTCTGGTTTGATGATGTCAAAAGCAGTTATTCCTAAAAGCTCCAATGCCTCAGTGCCTTCTTTTCTGTACAAATCAACTACTACGGGTTTTACTGTCCTAACCATTGATTCCAATTCTTCGTCTTCGTTAAACAAATCGTCATCAATCCCCTTCATCTCCTCAGTTACTTTTTCCAAAACCTTTTCCATCTGAAGTCTGTTGAATTCTTTAATCCTCGCAACCATTAGTTTCTCGTATTGAGTGACCCTTGAAATAAAGTTTTTGTAAATTGTCTGTTCAAATTCTTCGTCAGTCGTTCCTGTTAAATCCTTTTGTCTCTTAATTCTTAACTCTTGAAATGATTTGAAAAATACCTGTCCAATATTTGTTGCCTTTTCAGAGATATCGTTGATTACATCTTTGACCACTTCCATCGCCCTACCTTTTTCACTTATAAAAGGAACTGCATCTTCGTTGGCCATCTTTTGTCCTGGCACTCTGATTGATTTTGTTGGAACCTTTCCTAATGGAACTTTATTAAAATCAGTCATTACCATGTCTCCTCCGCTTTCAAGCGGTGGTGCTCCAAAATACCTTTCTCTAACTTCGTTCATCGACATACAAAGTAATGCTGAAGTAACTTCTTGAATTATTAACTCCCTATTTTCTGGAACAGGATCTTCAAAATCTAAAACTAGATCATCACCAAATCTCGGAACCAGAAACGCATTCAAGCAATCAACTATCATTTGCATTTTTGGCTTAATAGTTCGAAGTGCAAAGACATAGTTAGTTGCTTCAGCGTTTGCTCGGTTAACATCATCGGTAATTCCTAGAACAGTCTTAGGAACTCTGAAGATTGCCATGATTCCATCCCTCAAATTGTTCTTTAAATTAGCAAAATCCATATCCTTTGGACTTGTGCCCATTTCTTGATAGTCAGTCCCAGCTGGCAAAGAAATAACTTTATAAAAGTTTCCTACACCAGAAACCATTTCCTCAAATTCAATCTGCATTCTTTTCAAATTATCTGAATCTAGCTCTTCTGTATTCTTTAAAAGTCCGCCAAGCCTTGCACCATTTGAAAAGAAATTTTTATTTGTCCTAGTTGCGTAATTATCTGAATCAATTAGTTCAGCAGCTGCATCAACCGTTCCCATTCCATCGGTAGTACTCATAGGGTTCGGATACTTTAAATGCAATATTTCATATTTTTGTAAATCCTTTGTTTCTGTCCCCTCTCGATATTTGTAACTAACAATTTTCTTCGGCATTCCCTCTTTTTTTGCTGTTAGGTTTGTCGGTAATAAAACAGTTAACGACGTTGGAACTCCTTTTTCATCTTTGACATTATCAAGTAGGAAGTAAGCGTCACCGCAAATCTCTAAATGAGCAAAAAGCATAAACCTGAAATCAAAACCAGTTTGCTCATCATTTGGAAATTTTAGTAAATCTAATAATTTGTGTTTTTTCATCTCCTCTCTCTCGCCATTCGCATTAACTCTATAAAGATGAAGCTTGATGTTAGCTAATTCTTCCGCTATCGCCCTAATGCATGCATAAGTCCAACCGCTGTATCTGTTTGTACTTCCACCACCAAAAACATTTCCAACGAAAGTGATCATAGAGTCAGAAACTCCCAATGCCGACTTAACTATTTTCCTAAATGCTTTGGTTATAAAATTCATTTTGTTATAAAAAAAAGCAGGCCCACGCCCTTACCCAATTAAGGATATAGCGTGGACCTGCAGTTCTCTGCTCAGCCCGAGCAATAAAGTTATTTAATTTTGTCTAAATTATACTACTGGTTTATTTTTGTGTCAAATCTCAATCATCCTCATCCAATGAAGAAATAAAAAGATGTTTCTTTCCTGATATTTCTTTTTCAACTTTTATTCTTCTCGCACTAATCATATCTTCTACGCTCCTAATGTCTTGAAAAGTTGATAAACTAGCCATCCCTGTTAAATCAGTCTTTTGTTCCTCTTTGACTTGTTTTTTTAAATCACCCAACCGTCTTTCTAGTCTCTCGATCTCAAATTGCGACCACCTAATTGATTCGGTTTTTCTCCACCTCTCCGTTTCGTATTTATTTAGAACCATTTGAGTAATAATAGATATTACACTACCAACCAATGCACCCCCTAATGCTATTAAAGCCACCGTTATTTCAGTACTTATGCTTATGGATATTCTAGGTATAAATAAATAACAAGCATAACCAACTACACCCAATACTACTAGCCATATTATAAACTTTTTATTTAACCAATTTTTTTTCATTACCTAAATCATAACCCTATCCCCTCCCTACTGTCCAGTTTTATTTGCCTAATAACCTCGTTTGCTTGCACTGGAAATCCATCTTTGATTACTAACTCCATTTTACCGAACTTGACCCTCTCAATGACCTTTTTAAGGTTTCTAAATCGATAGTCATCCTCAAAAGATGCTAAAAGTTTTTGATACTCATCCATTGATAGTCTTCTCTGTGATGCTGTAAAAATTAATTGTCTTGTCTCTTTGTCCATTTAACAAATTTTAACAATCTTTGAATTCTTCAGTCCTCGACCAGCCATACCAAGTACTAAATAAACAAATGCATCAACCAAATCATCGTGTTCCTCTGTCCCAAAACCCAATAATTGAGTTAAGAGCTCCTCTGCTCCCTTTCTTGGAAACAAGACTGTGCCATTCTGAATATAACTTGCTGCAACTTCCAATCTCGCCGTCTTGTCGCTTCCTGGGCGAACACCTCTAATCATTAATAACTTTCTTTTAGCTTCTTGAATAGCTGCTTTCTGATATTGCACATCTTCAACATAAAATGTTGGAACCGAATATACCCTCAAAGTTTTCGATAGTGCTTTCATTTTGTTTTGTGTCTCGTGAAAAGTGAAATGCTTATTAACGATAAAAGGTAAAATGTAAATCCTCGGATGATCGTCAATTATCCCTCCACTACCGGGAACCATTGCCGTAAAATCTGACTTATCTTCTTCACTAATTGCCAAGTCTACTCCAACGGCCGTCTTTGTAATATCTTTCGCCAACTCATCGTAAAATTTTATCCAATTGTCATGGACAATCTGCCCATCTTCGGGAACTATTTTAAGTAAAAACTCTCTTTGCCAAGTTTTAACTGGATTACCACTTGGGTCTCGTACACCTCTTTTCAAATCTTCAAGCGAACTTTTTGTAGGAAATCTTCCTGGCCAAATTGATTTCTTATTTTTGATAATCGGATACATCTTGACTACTCCATCCCTTTCTCCGTTATCAATCTGCTTCTTAATTCTCATCATCAAGCTGTCTTGATGCAATAAATTACCAATAAGAATAATTTTAGCTTTTGGATCTAGTGCGGCCAATGCCTCTGACAATAGCCACCTTTCTGTTTTATCTCTCTGCTCTTTACTTCTCACACTCTTGATATTTTCAATATCGTCAACAATTAATACGTCTGGTCTATATTCTCGATGCCTTAATCCTCTCATTTTTTGACCTGCTGACCTTGCTTGAATTCTTGCTTTGTATTTTTTTAATACAAAACTTGTGGCCGTCCATTCTTCGTTCTCCTCAAATGGACCGAAATCATTAACCAATAAATCATTTGTTTCAAGCTCCGACTTAAGATTGAAAATGTGCTGTTTTGCCTGCCCAAAAGTATCTGAAGTAATAATCGGATAATGTCTTCGTCCAGTCACTACTACCCAAATGGCATAAGCCAAAGTTACGATTGACGATTTTGCACTTCCCCTAAAAGCGATGACTTCTAAAAAAGGGATTGAATCGTCTTGGCACAAACTCATTATTTCTTTCTGAAAATCTGCAGTATCGTATTTAATATAATGAGCAAAATAAATATGAAAAAAGTAATAAAAACTATTAAGGGCTAGATTAATTCTAAAGTCCCTATCGGTTATTATTCTTTTCTTTATTTTATTTAAGTCCTGCATGTCCTAAGGCCTCTTCAAGCATTTTTGCTTGCTCATCATTTAAATTATGGGTCTTAATAAATCCTTCTACCTGCACTCTTGTTGACATATAGTCTGGATGTTTATGCTTCAACCAAAAGAATAAAGATGTTTTATCTCCATCGTGCAACAATTTAACTAATTGCGTTTCGGCAAAATCACATTGCGAAAAATTGACATCGTCAATTCTTTTTTTAAAGTCAGGATATTTTTCTACCCATTCATAATAAGTATCTCTATTGATATTTACTTTTAGGCAAGCACTGGTAATCGTCCAAGCCTTTTTGTATGCCTCAATAAAGTCTTTTTGCTCTTTTTTTATCCTTTCTTTTATAGTGTCGGATTTGTCGGATTTACTTTCTGCTTTTTTCATAATTTAATCACTTTGTTTTTGGTAAATTTTTCATACCTCGTAACAATAACATCCACGAATTTCGGATCTAATTCCATTAAATAAGCTTTTCTCCCCATCTGCTCACAAGCTATCAATGTAGAACCCGAACCCCCGAATGCGTCTAAAATAATATCTCCCAACTTACTACTCTTTTTTATCGCCCTCTCGGCCAACCTAACTGGCTTTTGAGTAGGATGAACATACTCATTCACATTATCTCTCTTCTGATACCAAACATCTGCCAACTCGCTAAAATCTTGTTGATCTAACGAATAAACATCTTTTAAATTTGTGATTAATTTATTCTTGTAATGCTTCTGTCCCTTCTTCCATCCAAACATGCAAGGCTCGTAACATCTGTGATAATCCTGCCCCCTACTAAATACCATTGAATTTTTAAGCCAAATTATAATTTGTGAAAACTTCCATCCAGTAATTTTGAAAGCTTGATGATTAATCAGAGTATTCATATTCGCAAACCACCAATAAATCGCTACATCGTTTACAGAAAAATCATAAAGATTTTTTAAGGCATTCGTATAAAAATCTAAACAGTCCTTGTCGCTCTTATTGTCGTTGAATATCTGACCACTTCCTCCGTACTTTTTTGAGTCATAGCTCAATCCTCCAGGAGAATGATAGTCAACATTGTATGGTGGATCCGTAAATATTAAATTTGCCAATTGTCCATCCATTAATTTTTCAAAATCTTCTCGCTTCTCTGAACTTCCACACATTAGCCGATGATTACCTAATTGATAAATATCGCCATATTTCGCTATCGGTTCTTTTATTTTATCGTATTCTTTTTGTGCATCGAAATCATCCTCATCAATTTCTACTGCAAATATTTTGTCTATTTCTTCGCTTTCGAATCCTATATCCATTAAGAAACTGCTATCAAATTCTTTTAATAAATCAAAATCCCAGTCTCCGTTATTTTTGTTTAGTCTCAAGTTAAGTTCTTTTTCTTTTGAAATATCGGGAATATCTAAATATACAACTGGTACTTCTGCATATCCCAAGCTTTTAGCTTATGCCTCCAGTTATTCTTTTGCCTATTTTTGTCTTTTCCCATCCACTAAGCATTTTTCGGGCCCTTTTAATTTTTTGTTTGTGTGTCATTTGAATTCTTTTAGATAACCTTTAATTATATCGGCTCTTATTAATCCACCGATTGCTCCCATACTAAAAGTACTACTCTCAACCTTTGCCTCTATTTCATTGCAAATATATCCAACGATTAGATCAAGATTTTCTTTTTCGATGCTTATCTTGTTTTCTGATAAAAAAATGTTTAACTTTTCTTGTAGTTCTTGATTCATAATTTTATTTAATAACTTCAAACTCACTAACCGACACTATTGTTTTAAAAGTTTTCCCTCCTCCAACCATCAATTTTTCCTTTGTCATTTTCTTACCCTCAACATAAATATTCTGCCCTGCTTTAATCTCCCGAGCTTCTATTGCTTTTGCTCCAAAAAATATCAGCTCTGTATATTCTTTCCAGTCTTCTATTTTTGTCACAATTCTCATATTGAGTTGATTGCCTTTTAATTCCGATGTGATTACATCACCAGCTAAAAATACTTTATTTTGTTGCATGTTGTTTTTACTTAATTATCGCCTTGCTCAAACAATTGGGAGGGCAAGGATTTGCCACGCCGTTACGTGTGTAGTCACCTTGCACCGACTTAACTTGCGGACTCTTGGATTGCTTGTCAAACGATGCCTTACTTTCAGCCACCTCCCAATTAGACAGATGCTCTGCCTTTATAGACTTACCTGCTCTAATACTCCGGTGCTTGTGTGTCACTCTGGTATTCTGGCCTCATGATAAGCCTATAAGGAGAGATTAATCTCCTATTTTTCTGCATAGTCATCGTGCCTATTATTAAAAAATGTACTGTTTGGGCATTTAAATCTTTTTAGGTAATTTCGTTTTCCTGTTTTATAATTATATTTTTTATAGGGAATAGTAATACAAAATTCATGTATTTCTGAATAATTTTCTGCTCCCACTAAAACAGGAGTAATTTCTTTTCCGCAATAACTGCAATATCTTTTTTGTATTGTTTTTCCATTCATGTATTTAAAAAATTATAAAACTTCTTATAAACCCTTAAGAAATCGTAATCGTTCTCATCGAGCTCATATTCTCTACGATTAACTCGCCTCATTACGATTTCAAACACCCTGTTAAGTAAATGTTTTTGCATTCTTTCGTTCTGCATTGGCTTTCCTATATGACAATCTGCATTATTTAGCTTTGCAGAATTAAAGACACTTTCATTGTGCTTCCCGGGAACGTAACGATGAGCAACTGTACTAATGATATGGTGAATACAATCTGCGTGATTATATCCCTGTCCTTCCTCCTTAACTCCTTCGCAATCTGGATTAAGGCATTCATACCAACCATTCCAAAATTGCTCTATTTTTGGAGGAAATCTATTTTGTAGACCTCCCATATTCTAAAATGGAATATCTTTAATATCGATTTCGTCACCATCTTCAATAACTGGAACATCTTCATCGAAAAAATCCTCTTCTTTACTTTTTTTCTCTACTTTCTGCGAAACTGCTCTCGTTGTTTTTGTTGGAACCTCTTCTTTGCGATTATTGGGCATTAGCTTAATTTCGCCTGCAATTACTTCGCTTGTATATCTTTTTTCGCCATCCTTTTCATAACTTCGATTCTCAATTCTCCCCTCAACATACAAGAGATGCCCTTTTAAAACATACTCGTTAATTATCTCTGCTGCTTTATTCCAAGCGACTACCTTATGAAAAGTTGTTTCTTCTTTTTTTTGACCATTCGCATCTTTATAAACTCGATTGGTTGCCATGCTAAAAGTGCAAACTTTTGCTCCCGACGGTGTCTGCCTTAATTCTGGATCATTAGTCAAACGACCCAATAAAATTACTTTATTAATCATGTTTGTTGTAAATTAATTGTGAATAATCCACCTCGTTTGGACTTGGGATATAAACTCCCATTTCCATCGATGCAAACCTTTGAACATTGCCCATATATTCACTAAATTCGGTAGTATTCAAATCTGTTGTTGATCTAACGATGGTGTAAGCTTTGCCTTGAAACTCCCAAAATGATGTTAGAAATTCAGCCTTTAAAATTTCGTGCATTTCTTTTGGGGAATATCCCACCTCTTTAAGTATCGTTTTTAGTGCGATCCCCCAATACCATGCATTCTGCTCTAAACTCCTCTGGCTCGTTTTTTTCTTAATAACTAATTCCAGTTCTATGTTCTCAGGAAGACTTTTAAGATAATTAATCAGTTTTTGACGATTAGTAAATTCAAGTTTTCCTCCAATGAGCTTGCAAATAAACTTTGGAATAATTTTCATACCATTTGCCACTCAATTTTATTCTCTTTATCAGCAAACTCTAACCATTCCCCCCTTTCAATTACGAACCATTTTCCATTTTTTTTAACCATTGGATATCCATTATAAAAAGGCTTTTTTTCTTTTGGCTTTTCGAACGAATTTTTAGCTATGAGAAAATTTTCTATCGGAGTGTCTAAAAATCTGGTTAATCCTCTCTGTAAAAAATCTTCTAACGTCCAGGAGTAATTCCAATAGTATTTTTCATCATGTAAGGCTTGTTCGTATTTTTTTATCGCCCTCTTAACATCATCCAGAGAATACTCTTTTAAGACAGATTTAATTTTTGTTTCCATCTTGCTAGTAAATTTTTGATGAACAATTATTTTTTGTTCGTTCCAAAAATTAAAGATGGAAAGATATATATCTCTGTTAGTATTCTCTGCTATATGTATAGAATTTGCCTCTTTTAGGCATTTTGATTTGCCTGTTTTGGGCAAATTGATTTGCCTACTTTGGTCAAATTGATTTGCCTGTTTTGGGCAAATTGATTTGCCTATTATAGGCAAATTGACCGCACCAACTTCTTCTAATTTTTTAACAATTTCTTCGTCCAAAACTTTATAAAAAGTGAGGGGTGGACTGCCTCTTAACTTCACCTCAACTAACTCTAAATCAATGATAATTTTTTTGGCACTTCTAAATTCTTTTATTTTCATTGATAGCTCTTTGGCAAATTCTTCGTCTTTTTTCCAAAATTCTTGATCACCCATAGCACTCCACCAAAACATAATTTGCGATAGCAAAATGCCAGACTTTATGCTTCCAGTGATTTGAGCATAGGCTGGATAGTACGCAACTGGTTTTTGATGTAATGCTTTTAAAATGTTTTTCATTTTACTGCTTTAAGCCCGAATGCTTTAACTATTTAATATAGATACTCTTCCTTCTTTTTCACTTGGTTGGTACTTTTCTCCATAAAGAACAGTTTCTTCCCTTCTTATTTCATTTTTTCTGCGTTTAATCTTACCTATTACAAGAATGGACTGGCCAACTTCTGAAAACTTACATAAATTTATTGCATTTTTGGAAAAGAAATTAATATAGTGAGCATCTGAATTAGATCGACTAATTTTATTACTATCTATAAAATTAGTATTTGTAATAACCATTAAAACACAATAACTATCTCCTCCTTTTGTTTTTGAGAGGGTTGGCTTCTTGCCAATCCTCCCAATGATAATAAATTTGTTAAGATTCATACTAATGCATTTTCTTTAGCCTGCTTTTTAAGTTCTGCTTTTTCTTTTTGGGCAATCTTATAAAAATCAGTCTCGTCATCCCAGTCATAGAGACCCTTAGCATTTAAAAATGCTTGATAATCTTCTTCCATTTTGTCTGGGAATTCTTTAGCCTCGAATATTACATATTCTGGTATTTCGTAGGTTTCAGGATCCTTACTTTTCATTTTCTTTTTATTCATCCTTTCGTAATATTCTGACTCTGTTTCTTTGGTAAGTCTTATAGCCCATCTAGTTTCATATTTTTTACTCGGGTCGTTTTCCATATCTGCCTTTGCATAGGCTGAAGTTTGCATTCTGACGGTATTGTATAAACCGCTCGATGATTTAAGGTCTGTGAGTGCTAATTTGCCGTCTATAATAGCTTCAATATCCATAGTTCCGATAAATCCATACTTCCTTGAATAAACTACCCTTTCAGAGCTTATAAACTTAACATTATGATCGTTCACCCACTTAAGAAAGCTCCTAACACCAAGCTTAACTTCTTTCTTTTTTGGTATACTTGGCTTATTAAAACCTTTAATTCCTAAGGACCATTTAATGTATTGCTCTGCCCATTCGTGAATCTCTGTTCCAATATCAGCTGCTTCTTGTTTTTTGACTGAATGTAAATTACAAGCTGTTAAGATATCATCGGCTGCTATTTGTTCGCCCTTCAAAAGAATATCCATCAAATAATCTTCAGCTAAACCAGTCGCCCAACTAACTAGTTGAGGCGATTTGTCTTTTATGCCGATTATCGTGGTTGTTCCTTTGGCTCTCTTATTGATGATTCCTCTCTCTTGATCAGTGAGAAAATAGGCATGATAACCGGTTTCTTTATTTTCCTTGAACACTCCGACTACCTTGCCGTCATAAAGAGTAAATGGTAATTCTAACATGCTGGTTGTTTTGCTTTAGTCTTTTTTGTAGGCTTGGACGAAACGACCTTTTTGATTGGATTTACTTTTTTCATTTCTTTTTCAATTTCCTCATCCAATTCATCATCATCACTTTCATCTCCTTCTTCTTTTTCGACGTCACTGTCAAAAAAGTTTTCTTCTTCGCCAATTTTTGCTAACTCTTCAGCACTAATTTCATCACCCCCTTCTTCTTTTTGCTCCTTTAAAATCAAATAAATTTTGTCAAAGTTTTCCTCCTTAAGATCTATTCCAACCATTCCTTTAATTACATCAGCAAAAGGATATTCAAGAAGGCTTTTTTTAGGAATATGCTTAATTCTCATCATCTCTTCGATAATGAGTTTTTTCGTTGCACTGTGGTCAATCACCCCTTCAGCATTCCATTTTTTAATTAACTCACCAGTTTTTTCGCTTATAATAAATTCTGGCTTTCCATCAAAAAGCTTTGTTCTGTCTTTTGTAGTGCTTGCATAGTGACTAATCGCTATATCGAAACTAACTGTCATCTCATAATCAAACCCCTCACGAGTGATTGATTTTAATCCTACTTTTTCAGGAACATTAATTGTCTTTCCATTCTTTTCAACTTGATTCAAAACATAATCTTGCTTTGATCTTCCACAACAAATAACATTAGCAGAACTCTGAAGTATTGCATCGATAAATTTGTTATGCCTTGGTGTTAATTTCCCCCAAACAGAAAAGCTATTTTTTGCCCCTGCCCCTAAAGCATCAGCTAATTCAAGTATTCCGCCAGATCCTGCCCATTCGTGAGTAATTGAGTCAATGATAATAACTTCTATTCCAGCTTTTTCGCAAGCCTCAATTGCTTCAATATATTTTTCTGGAGTAAATGGAGCCTCTAATGTAATTACATTGTAATCACCCAAATCACTGTATAAATCGGCTGACTTATTCTCTGTATCGATGATTGCAATTTTATTCCAATCTTTAGTTAGTCCTCTTGCCATTTTAAGAGCTGACATTGTTTTGCCAGATCCGCTTGGTCCGAATACTCCTATTTTTATTTTGGCCTGTTTTCTTGAGGCCTTTCTTAATTGCATTGTCATATTTTTTAAACTGCCTTGAGTTAAAACAAAATGTAGATAGTTATCCTCAGGTTGCCATTGGGTGCACCAACGCAT